CGTTGCTCACGCAGTCCGTGTCGGCAGGCAACCAATTCTGTTATCGCAGGCGTCAGGAATCGGGCTATATCGACTCCCTAACGACCTCTCCTGGGGGTGACGCAACATTGGGCACTTTGATGTATTGCGCCGCTCTGTGGCGCTCTAGGGGCTCAATAGAGGCAACCTACGCCACGTTTGACGGCATGGGCTCGGCACCACAGCAAAGCCTGACCCCGATCGTCAAGCAGCTGCTTGGCATCCCACGTCCAGCGGTTGCCTAATGTCGTACACCGACCTGTTCAACGAAGCGATTGATGACGTCACCGCAACGCTGACCGCAATCACTTCTTTGCGCGTCATAAACGACCCGACCAAACTTGCACCTAATTGCGTGTATTTGGATGCACCAAGTTTTACTACGTTTGCTGGCAACGGCAACATTGTGCGCATGGAGTTTCCTATCAAGGTTATTGGGTCTGGGCCTGCAGGTCTGCCGGTACTCCGCTCGATTTTGAGCATTGTCGCAACCGTGCTTGGCTCGTCAATCATCGTCATGGGTGGCCGTCCGTCAAGCCTTGAGATCGGTGGAGCGTTGTACCCGTGCTACGACCTTGATTGCGCAATAGAAGCCCAGACCACATAATCCACAACTACCGAATACAAATCATCTACTATCAGATCAGAACTTAAGGAGCAAACATGCCAGCATCAACTTACCTCTCGAATCCAAAAGTCCAAGTCGGAGCTGCTATCGGCTCAATTGCGGATATTAGCGATGACACCGTCGCAGCGACGCTCACGGTTACGGCCGAGGCCTTAGAAGACACGGCTTTTGGCCAGACATCCCGCACCATGACGGCAGGCCTTTTCTCAAATAGTTTGACCCTGACCGTGTTTGCATCATTTGCTACAAGTCAGACTTACGCAACTTTGTACCCATTGCTTGGCACTAAGTGCGTTGTAAAAGTAAACCCAACTGCATCTGCAGACGGCGCAACAAACCCTGGCTTCATTTTGACTGACACCTACCTTGCATCAATTCCTGTAATCAATGCGACTCTTGGCGAGTTGTCACAATGGGATATTGAATTTCAAGGCGGAACTTTTAGCGTTGACGTCACACCGTAACTAACGGCTCCAAGCCGACATAGGAGAACAAATGAAAATCAAGTTGCAAATAAAGCGCACGCCTGACAGCGCAATTGAGTATTACTACACAAACTTGTTTGTAATTACCGAATGGGAAAAGCACGACCGCGGTCGCGTTGGCAATTTGGCAAATGACTACAAAACTGGCGACATTGTCGCTTGGATGTATTACATCCTAAAAATGCGCGGGGAACAGTTGCCAGATACTTGGAGCGAATGGCTTAAACAAAATCCAGAAATGGAAATTAGTCACGTATTGGATGAGACCGACCCAAACCCTACGGACGCGGCACCTACCGCCGCCAACTAGCAGAAGTGTTAGTCGCGGTCGGTTGGTGGCCTAGCGACATTGCGTTTGACTCACGGGACTTGGCAACGGTCATTAAAGTGCTTAACGAGGCAAACAAAAAACGGAGATGACGTGGCAGGAGTATCGGCAAAGATTGAGGTCGTCGGGCTTAAGGATGCTTTGAAGACCCTCAACAAAATCGACAAGTCTTTGCGCCGTGAAATCACCAAAGATTACAAGCGCATTGTCAAACCTGTAATTGACGATGCAAATGCTCTCGTACCTAATGGCGTCCCACTATCTGGTATGTCGCGCAATTGGAAAACACGGTCAGGGTTTCAGCTGTTGCCGTGGGTACCTGGTATGAAACAAAAAATTGCAGCCAAGATCAATACTCGAGCAGTCAAGGAATACCAAGGAAACACTACAAATGTCGGCACATTTAGCATTCAATGGAAGGGTGCTACTGGCACCATGTTTGACATGTCTATGGCTGGCGCGTTAGGCCGAGCGTTAAGTGAACGGTACGGTGATCGTTCGCGAGTAATGTGGAAAGCGTACGAGCAACGCGAAAACGATGTCATGTCCGAGATGGAGCAGTTGGTGAAGCGCGTCATGAGCGAAGCGAATAGAGAGACTGCATAATGGCAATCAATATCCCGATCATTTCAGAGTTTGACGGCAAAGGGATTAAGAAGGCTATTGCCCAATTTAAGCAACTGGAAACAACATCGGAAAAAGCACAGTTTGCAATTAAAAAGGCAGCCGTGCCGGCAGCTGCGGCGCTTGGCGGTTTGGCTGTAGCGCTTGGTGATGCCACACGCGCTGCAATGGAAGACCAGCAAGAGCAGGCCGCGTTAGCGCTTACTTTGCAAAATGTGACTGGCGCAGGAGCCGCACAGACCGCTCAAATTGAAGAACAGATCAGCGCAATGTCTCGAGCGTCTGGAATTGCGGATACCGAATACCGCAAGTCACTTGAAGCACTTGTGCGCGGCACCAAAGACGTTGACTTGGCCATGAAAGACATGAACCTCGTTATGGACATCAGCACAGCGCTACAGATGGACAGCACCACGGTGGCCGACGCATTGGCAAAGGCATATCAAGGCAACTTTAAGGCGCTCCGTTCATTAAGCCCAGAAATGGCAACAATGATTAAAGAAGGCGCAACCCTTGAGCAAGTCATGGATGTGCTGGGTGGAACGTTTGGCGGCGCGGTAGCAAAGAACGCTGAAACCGCTGCAGGCAAAATGGCAATTTTTAAGAACTCAATTGCCGAAACTAAAGAAGGAATTGGCGCAGCGTTTTTGCCTGTGCTTGAAGAAGTTCTGCCTTACATGCAAAAGTTTGCAGATTGGGCACAAAACAACCCAGAAGTATTTACTCGAATTGCAATAACCATTGGAGCAATTGCCGCTGCCGTAGTTGCGCTAAACATTGCTTTGGCTACTAACCCCTTTATTTTGGCAACCGCCGCTGTGATCGGCTTGGCTGTTGCGTTCAACAAACTTGTAGATGCCATGAGCGCCATCAACAGCATTGGCGGTCTTGCAGCAAAAATCCTTGGCGGACTTGCAATGCCAGTAATTGGCAACGTAGCGAGCATTATTGGCGGATTGACAGATTTAATGCCTAGCAGTCCTGCACCAGCACAGAGACCAGCACCAGGGCGCTTAGGCATTCCCCGTATGGCCGAGGGTGGCATTGTCAGCTCCCCTACTCTTGCGCTGATTGGCGAAGCAGGCCCAGAAGCAGTAGTGCCTCTAGACCGTCTAAATACTGGCGGGGGAGTGACTATCAACGTCACAGGCGGACTTGCCACAAGTGCAGAGATCGGTGAGTCGGTCGTTAACGCCTTGCGCGCCTACTCGCGTAGCGCTGGACCGTTGCAGTTACAGGTGGCCTGATGCCAGGCGTATCGGTCGTTGACTCTGGCAACTATGACTTGCAAATCGCCACAGGGTTTCAGGTTGACGCGTTCGTTTTAGACGACACGCTGAAAGGCGTGTTAGATAACACCGAGTATGTGCTGGACGGCACGACCGAGTTTGCCGATGTAATGGACTCGACTGTCAGCGTTAACGTGCGGCGCGGTCGCCGTGATGTGGGCGATCAGTTCAGCGCTGGCACAATGACATTTACCATTCAAGACGTGGACGGCATCTTCAACCCGTTTGACCAAAACAGCCCGTACTACGACACCCCACAAGCCAAGCCTGGGCTTGCCCCATTGCGCGAAGTCCGACTCATTCGTTACAGCTCAACCGATGTGCCTGAGTCAATCTTTTCTGGTTTTGTTATCAATTATGACTACAACTTTGCGCTTGGCGGTCTCGACAGCGTCACCGTGTATTGCGCTGACCAGTTCTATTTGCTTGCACAAACATTCCTAGACGAACTAAACGTCACTTCAGAGACATCAGGCGAACGCATAGAAACCGTCTTAGACCTGCCAGAAGTTGATTTTCCAGCAAGCGCTCGAAGCATTGCCACAGGCACGGTAAACCTTGGCCACGACAGCGCTTACACCGTGCCGGCAGGAACTAACGCGCTGCAATACCTAACCCAAATTAACGACACCGCCGAGTTTGGGCGTCTGTTTATGTCA